GTACGCTACTGACCCCTATTTAACGTTTCCCAACGCATTTTTAACATTTGCAAACATTTTGTGGCACGGTTTTTGCTGGGTCGCCACTTTACCGTTTTTAACATTTGGCGGCACACTTTGGCACGGTTTTTGCTATGGCTCACATTTAACATCTTTTGCACAAGTTTGGCACGGTTTTTGTTATGCGTGTGCGCCCGTGAAATTGTTTCACGTGGAACACTGCAGCACCGCAACACGAAATAAAATGTTTCACGTGGAACACAACACCAAGAGTTAAGAAAAGTTAAAACGAAAATAATTTGTGCGCTTATGCTTGTATGTTAGAAAAATGTTGTATCTTTGCAGTGTTCAATTAAACGATTTGAAAATATGAAAGAGTTACTACAACATTTCAGAGAGCAACCGAAAGAAGCAATTAAAGAAGTTGCAATGTGTGTTATGATTTTCGCCGTATATGGTGCGATGTTGTTTCTATCTGCAATCTTGCAGGCTTGCACCGTTACAAAGGGTACAACGGTACGGGGCAAGGCAACGATAATCACAACCGATACAACGGTAGTCAAACACAACGGCACGTTGAAATTTAAGAAGTCTATGTTTAACAATTAAAAGTTTACTACAATGAACGAAAAAAGAAACGCATTTGACGAGTTTAGTTTTGCCGCTTTGTCGGCTTTGGGTAGCCTTATGGCGTGTAACGAAGTTTGCCGCAACCAACGTGCGGTTATGAAAATAAACCGTTTCCGTGCGTGGCTTATGGACTTGAAGCCGCAAGGCAACCCCGAACCAAATTTGCCGTTTGACGGCGAACCGCAAGGGCAGACAGCCGAATAACAATTAACACCAAGTTTAACAATTAAAAGATTACTACAATGAAAAGTTTTGCAAGCAAGTTTAACAAGACAACTTTCGGTATTGACACAACCGATTTTCAGTACATCAAGTTAGCCGATATTTTCAACTCTCAAAATGAGGGCGGCAAAGATGTGGTACACAAAATCAATGGGCTTTACGTACATAAGTCGCAATTAGGCGACAGCCCCGTAATTATTGACGAGGAAAACAAATGGCTGGTGAACCTACCAAGCCACACCGCCGAAACGGTGCGTGAAATACTTGCCGATGATGAGGCAGTACAAACTATCAAAGACGGCGAAGTAGGGTACACGATTTACGAGTATGAGAGCCACGGCAAGAAGTGTTATTCGATTTCGTTTGTGGACTTGTAAGAGTTTGAAAAGTTATGTTTAACTTTGTAGGGGTTGCAATGTTTGTAACCCCTATTTAATATAACAGCGTATGGCAAAGTTAGGTTACAAGATTAAATTTTCAAAGTCGGTATTTGGAGCAACCCAACGGGCGAAAATCAAAAAAGAGATATTGCAGGCAGTTGAAAGCAGCCCAGAATATCGAAAAGAGATTGCAAGGGTTTTTCAAATGGCGAACCGCCGATTACAGAATATAGAGCAAAGCGGACAACTTTCGCCAGCCGTGCAAGCGTTAAACAAAGGCGATATTAAGGGGTTTACCAAGTTTTCAATGAAAGGCGATTGGGACACCCTAAAAATTGAGTACGGCAAGGCGATTTCGTTTTTACGCCAGCCAACCAGTACGGCGCAAGGTGCAAGGCAGTACGGGCAACACCTGCAACGTATGTATGACTTAACGCCCGATGAGTACAATTTAATGGCAAGGAACTTGCAAGGCAAGTTAAACAGCGTTTCGGATAGTGATTTCGTGGAACGGTATTTGATGCGGTACAAAGATTTCACGGGCGAAATGGAGCAAAGCGCAAGCGATATAAGCACCCAAATAGAAAGTGAAGCGCAAAGCATATCACGGGCGATTGATGCAGAGATAGAAAGGCGGGCAAATGAGGTAGCCGACCAAATGGATGATATGCAAAACGATATAGAGAGCATTTTGCGCAACTTTGACAAGTTTGGGTTATGAAAAAAGTACCTTTTGAGTTACAGGAAAGAATAAACAGCCCGACCGAAATAAACGAAATACTGAAAGCCGCCGTAAACGAAAAGAACATTATAGGAAACAGCAAAGGCGAAAGGTTTTATAACATACCGTGCGCCTTTGATATTGAAACAACAAGTTTTTACCGTGATACGGACGGACGGGCGTACACATACGAGCAAATGCAGCGTATGCAGGACGGGAACGGGCGCAAGGCGAAATTAGAGAAAGCCGCAATAATGTACGTTTGGCAGTTTGGCATAAACGGATATACAATAATGGGGCGCACGTGGGGCGAGTTTGTCACGATGATGCAGACCGTAAGCGAGGTTTTAGGGCTGAATGACAAATTACGCCTTATTGTGTATGTGCATAACCTTTCGTATGAATTTCAGTTTTTGCGCAAGTGGTTTGAGTGGCAACGGGTTTTCAGTATTGATTTACGCAAACCGATTTATGCGATAACAACGGGCAACATTGAGTTTAGATGCAGTTACTTGCTTTCGGGTTATTCGCTTGCAAAGTTAGGCGAACAACTTATGAAATACAAGTGCGCAAAAGCCGTCGGCGATTTGGACTACCAGCAAATAAGGCACAGCGAAACGCCGCTGTCTGATGCCGAGATACACTACTGCATAAACGATATTAAAGTAGTGATGTGCTACATACAAGAACGTATCGAGGAAAGCAAAGGGATAACGCACATACCGATAACAAAGACGGGGTTTGTGCGCAAGTATTGCCGTGTGCATTGTTTGCGTGAGAAAAGCGATGCAGGAAAGACCGTACAGAATTGGGATTACGTAAACTTGATGCAGGAACTACAAATTACGGGTATGAATGAATTTAATATGTTACAACGTGCGTTTGCAGGCGGTTTCACACACGCAAACGCCGAATATACAGACGAAATAATGTATAACGTGGATAGTTACGACTTTACCAGCAGTTACCCGTATGTAATGATAGCGGAAAAATACCCGATGTCGCAAGGCGTGGCGATAACGGTTAAGAGTACGGCGCAATTTGAGTTTCTTATATCAAAGTATTGTTGCGTGTTTGATATTGAGTTTACCAACATATTTGCCAAAGAAACGCAGGACAACCCGATAAGCGCAAGCAAATGTTTTGTGAAAGAAAACCCGTGCGAAAATAACGGGCGCATTGTGGCGGCTTCAAAAATAGCACTGACAATTACGGACGTGGATTTTAATATAATCAAAAATTTTTATTCGTGGGAACGTATGCGAGTGGGGCAAATGTATTGTTACAAGAAAGAGTATTTGCCGACACCGTTTGTAAAGTCTATCCTACATTTGTACGAAAGCAAGACGAAATTAAAAGGTGTTGAGGGCAAAGAAGTGGAGTACCTAAACAGCAAGGAAATGTTAAACAGTTGTTACGGTATGAGTGTTACCAACCCTTTGCGTGATGAGTTTACATATAACGGCGAATGGGATATAAACGCAATGACAGCCGAACAAAAGCAGGAACTATTATACAAATACAACACGAGCAAAAACCGTTTCTTATTCTATCCGTGGGGCATATTCGTAACCGCATACGCACGGCGCAACCTTTTCACGGGCATACACGAAGCGAAAGACGATTACATATACAGCGACACGGACAGCATTAAGATAATGAACGGGAAAGCGCACGAAGCATATTTCAAGGCTTATAATATGAAGGTGCAAATGAAATTGCGTGCCGCCTGCAAGTACCACGGTTTGCCTTTTTCCCTTTGCGAGCCGCAAACGATAAAAGGCATAACAAAGACTTTGGGCGTTTGGGATTTTGAAGGCACATATACAAGGTTTAAGACTTTGGGCGCAAAACGGTATATGGTGCAAGAACCGAACGCACTGAAAGCAGGCGGACGGGCATACGATTTCAGTCTAACCGTTTCGGGCGTGAACAAAAAGGCGGCGATACCCTATCTTATTGAAAAGTACGGGGCAAACGGCATCTTTGACGCTTTCACTAATTATCTGGATATACCGCCAGCCGCAACGGGCAAAAACATACATACGTACATAGACTACGAGATACAAGGCGAAATAACCGACTACAAAGGCAGCACGGCGCATTACAACGAACGCACGGGCGTACATTTAGAGCCGACCGGATACAGCCTTTCCCTTTCGGTTATGTACATAAATTATTTGCGAGGTATTAAATTTAAGGACTAAAAATAAAAGAGTTATGACAACAAGAAAGACAAAGACAGACAAGCCGAAATTTTACGACTTGAAAGCGATTTTGAGCAAGAACGCCGATTATAACGTGATATTCGGCGAAAGGTCTAACGGCAAGACTTACGCCGCCTTAAAATATGGTTTGGAAAACTATATCAAGACGGGCAAGCAAATGGCATATATACGCCGATGGCGTGAGGACTTACGGGGCAAACGTGCCGAAAGTCTGTTTGCCAACCACGTGGCAAACGGGCTTATTGAGGAACTGACAGACGGCAAATTTAACGAAGTGTTCTATATGTCAAACAAATGGTTTTTATCTTACTACGATGCAGAGAAAAACAAGCGGACACCCGACCCGACCCCGTTTTGTTACGGGTTTTGCCTTTCAGAGCAGGAACACGAAAAAAGCAGCAGTTACCCGAATGTTACAACGATTGTGTTTGATGAGTTTTTGACACGGCGGTATTATTTGCCCGATGAGTTTATGTTGTTTATGAACCTTTTGAGTACGATAATACGCCAGCGCAACGATGTTAAGGTTTTTATGCTGGGGAACACGGTAAACAAGTTTTGCCCGTACTTTACGGAAATGGGTTTGAAGCAAGTGCCGTTTATGGAGCAGGGAACGATAGATATATACCGCTTTGGCGAACACGGCGCAATAGTGGCGGTTGAGTATTGCAGCACGATAGTGCAACACAAAGCCAGCAACAAGTATTTTTGTTTCGATAACCAAAACTTGCAGATGATTACGGGCGGTAAGTGGGAACTTGCCGTATATCCGCATTTGCCGTGCAAGTACAAGCCGCAAGATGTGTTGTTTGTGTATTATATCAAGTTTAACGATGTAGTGTTACAAGGAAACATTATACAAGTAGGCAACGAATGTTTCACGTACATACACGCAAAGACAACCCCAATAAAAGATGAGGAAAACAGCCTTATTTATTCGCTGGAAATGAACGGCAAACCGAACTACAAACGCAAGTTGTTAAGTACGGCAAGTTATGTTGAACAACAAGTTGCACGGTTTTTCGCAATAGACAAAGTTTTCTACCAAGACAACGAAGTCGGCGAAATAGTACGCAATTATTTAATTACGAGCGCAAAGACAAACATTGTTTCGCTGAAATGAAAATTACGGCGGTTTGGCGCAAATTTCGTGCCGAACCGCACGTTTTACGAAATAAATAAATACCTTTGCAATAGGAACTAAAAATTTATTGATATGGACGCAAATACTATTATTCAAATCATTTCAAGTTTGGGTTTTCCGATTGTGATGTGTGGGGCGTTGTTTTGGTATATGGTGAAACAAAGGCAGACGCACCAAGAAGAAACGGAACACCTCAAGGACACGATTGCGGAAAATACGAAAGTGTTAGCCGAATTAACAACGCTTATTAAAGTTTTGACAGATGAAAAGGAAAGATAACATTTACAAGTTATACCAGCAACAAGTAAGGGACAAAGACACCGCCGTAACCGAATTTATTGCGAACACGTTGGCGAAAACTCAAAGTATGTTTGAGTATGAGGGTTTGCCCGACAGCATACCGCAAAAGGAATTGGAGCGGCTTTTGCAGACCACGGGCAACGCCTTTGTTACCAGCGTGGACGGGGTTTTGTATGCGCTTTCGGGCGGCAAAGGCGGCGAACCCGATGTTTACGGACGGGCAACGCTTTACACCGTGGCGAACCCTGCATTAAAGTTAAACAAAACCTACGATATACAGAAAGACGGGGTTTTGATTGAAAATGACAGCAACGGCGAAAGCCTTTTGCCGCTTATTGGGCGTTATGCCGTCTTACATACTGACGGGCTTATTTCGTTGAACACGGCAAGCATTTTGACCCGTATCACGATGCTTATAAGTGCCAGCGATGACAAGACGAAACAAAGTGCCGATGAGTTTTTGCGCAAGATACAGGACGGCGAGTTTTCAATTATCGGGGAAAACGCTTTTTTCAAAGGCGTAAATATGCAGACCGCACCGACCACAAACAGCGTGTATATTACACAACTTATTGAACTGATACAATACTACAAAGCGAGTATGTACAACGAATTGGGGTTAAACGCAAATTATAATATGAAGCGTGAACGGCTCAATTTGGGCGAGGTATCAATGAATGTGGACGTACTTTTGCCGTATGTGGATAATATGCTAAAAGAAAGACAAAATGCAGTTGAGAAAATTAACGAAATGTTCGATACCGAAATTTCGGTTAAACTTGCTTCAAGTTGGGGTTTGGAAAGGGATAATTACAACGCTTTGGCGGCTGATTTGGAAACGGCAAAGGAAAACCCCGACCCGACAGAAGAACCCGACCCGACAGAGGAAACAACCGAAATAGACGGAAACGGAACGGAAACAGACGGGAACGATACCGAAACAGAGGAAACAGAAGAAACGAAAGAAACGGAAACGGAAACGGACGGTAACGATACCGAAACAGAGGAAACAGAAGAAACAGAAGAAAACGAAGAAAACAAAGATAAACAATGAAATACAGCGAACTATTTACAAAGGGTAACGGGATATTCGCAACGGTTTTCAAGACCGAATACCCGACAGAGTACGCCGCAATTTTCGGCGATACCGACCCGACCAAGTTAGACGCTTACGCCTTACTGATGTACGGCGGCAAGACCGTTGTAAGCAGCATAACCAGCGACAACGCAAGCGATGTTGTTTCGGCGGTGATTGCGGTAAACGTGCAAGGCTGGGAACGTGAAGCGGCGGCGATGTTAGCCGATTACGATGTACTGACACCCGTAACGGGGCAAGTTGAACGGACGGAAACCGTAACTTTGCAGGAAAGCACGGACAACACCGAAACGGGAGCAAACAAGGCGTTTAATGACACCGATTTTTCAGACAGCGACCGAAAGACCATGGGCGATGAGAGAAACCGCACAGAGGAACGCCAAACAACCGAAACAAGCAAAGGAACGGGCGCAAGCAAATCAATTTCAAGTGAAATTTCAAAAGAATTGCAGTTAAGGCGTGATAATTGGAGAAAAAACATTATCTTTGCACTTGTAAGAGAACTTACAACGAGTATTTACGAATAACTAATTTAATTTTTAGCAATATGGAAGTAAAACAGATTTACACACTTATTAACAGCGTATCGGGTGAAGTGTTGGGGCGTACTGACATTGTAACCAAGGATTTGACGGGCATTGTGGATTTGGGCAAAGAAGTGTTCAATCAAAATGCCGTGGATAATTACGTTAAATCACTTGTAAACCATATCGGCAAGGTGATTTTCGTAAACCGACCTTATGCGGGCAAAGTGCCGAGCGTTTTAATGGATGCGTGGGAGTTTGGCAGCGTGTTGGAAAAAATAAGTGCCGATGTTCCCGAAGCAGAAGAAAACGATACGTGGAACTTGACAAACGGGCACAGTTATGACCAAGATGTTTTCCACCAACCGACCGTAACCGCCAAATTTTTCAACTCAAAGGTTACTTTTGAAGTGCCCGTATCAATCACCGAAAGGCAGGTTAAGGAAAGTTTCAGCAACGCCGCACAACTTAACGGCTTTATTTCGATGATTTATGCAGCCGTTGAAAAGTCAATGACTATCAAAGCCGATGCGCTGATTATGCACACAATTAACAATATGATTGCGGAAACGGTTTTGGCTGATGCGAAAGCGTTTGGAGCAACGGCGGCAGGTGATATGGCAGGGGCAGTCCTTTCCAGCGCAAGCACGGCAAGATGTGTAAACCTTTTGAAGTTGTACAACGACAAGACGGGCGCAACCACAAAGTTAACCGCTGCAAAGGCGATAACCGACCCCGATTTTATCCGCTTTGCGTCCTACGTTATGGGAACATACGCCGACCGCCTGCAAAGCATTTCGACCGTGTTCAATGTTGGCGGCAAGGAAAGATTTACGCCGAAAGATATGTTACACGTTGTACTTTTGTCCGACTTTGCAAAGGCAGCGCAAACCTATCTTTATTCAGACACGTTTAACCGTGGTGATGTACTTTTGCCGCAAGCCGAAACCGTACCTTTTTGGCAGGGAAGCGGACAGAACTACGAGTTTGCCAGCACGGGCAACATTAATGTCAAGGAAAGCGGCGGCAAAGCCGTTGAAATTTCGGGCGTGTTGGGCGTAATGTTCGACCGTGATGCGTTGGGCGTTTGCAATCTTGACAGACGAGTAACAACGAACTACAACGCAAAAGCCGAGTTTTTCAACAACTATTACAAGTTTGACGCTGGATATTTCAACGATACAAACGAAAACTTTGTAGTATTCTTTATTGAGTAACTCAATAGGTATTAGATTGTTTAACTTTGGGCGGTGTGGGTGCATGTGAAAGCGCACCGCACCGCCTTTTTTCTTTGCAGATATGACAACGATAAACTTTTATTCATACAACGGACACCCGAACACGGTAAACAAGCAGTTGGGCGACTTTACGGCGATTGAGGGCGATTTGCGGCAAACTTTCGATGTGTTGCGCCCGACCGTAACACTACGAAAGCAGCCCCGACCGACTTTCAATTATTGTTATATTCCCGATTTGGGGCGGTATTATTTCGTGGAAAGGGTAAGTTTTGAGGGAAACAACGCCTACGAACTTACGTTGCGTGTTGATGTACTCAAAACCTACGAAAGCGAAATTTTGGCGGCAACGGGGCGTGTATCTGAAAGCAACAACCCCGACCCGTATATTTCAAACCGTGATACGGTTTACAAGCGCACCCCGAATTTCGAGAAAGTGCCGTTTTCTGAAACGGGGCTTTTGAATGAAAACGGGGGTATCATTATGGTAACTTTGAAAGGAACAACCGAAAATTAAAAGAGTATGGCAGTAATTGTAAATATACCTAACGCACACGATGATAACAGCCAGTGGAACGTAAGCGGCGGTTATTGGGATATAAACATAAGAACGAATGACGGTTATTTGTTTGTAGGCGATATTAAGGCGGTTTATAACAGCACAAGCGGCTCCCCGAAAAGCGTTGTTTTGGAGCAAAACGGCGCAAAGGTTTGGGCATTTGGTGAGTTGTCCGACACCGATGCAGACACGGAAATAACTATCACGGGAAACACCCGAAGCGAAAACAGTTTGGAAGTTATAAACAACATACCGAACACGACCGCAACGGGAACAAAGGGAAGCAGTTATTTTGATGCGAGCATACAAGTAACGGCAAACGAGGGTTACAAGATAACGGCGGCGCAAGTTGAGTTTACGGACGGTTACGGCTCCCCCGATACAAAGGACTTGACAATTTCGCCAGACGGTAAAACGGCAAGTTGGGAGTATGACGATGCCGACACGGGCGAGAGTTTCACGCTTACGGGTACGACAGCCAGCGAGGGAACACCCAAACTTAATGTTACGAACAACATAACGGGCAGCGGCGTAACCGAACAACATACGTTTGACGGGGAAACGGCAACTTTCACCGTTACGGGGCAATACACCCCGAACAAAGTTCGTTTCTTTGACCTCAAAGCAAGTTACACGAACAAGGCAGGAACAGCGACCAAAACGCCGTTTGTGGTGCAGGATTTGGAATACAGCCAACAAGCAACGCTAACCGTTACCGACATAGACCCGACAAAGCCCGTAACGCTTACGGGCAGTTACGATGATGTGGTAGAAATTTCTACAAACCTATCAAATTGCACCGCTAACGAGGACTTGCCGCAATATGTGAAAGACGGGGAAACGGTAAATGTTACATTAACGGCAAACGATGGCACAGAATTTGACACCAAACAAAGTACACCGCAATTCTATTACAGGAACGCAAGCGGCTTCGCTCAAACGCAAGACCTTACGATTTCAAGCGATAAAAAGACAGCAACGGGAAGCATACAAATAAACACTGATTGGAGCGATTTTGCAGTTATTGGCAGTGCGTACCCCGTGGCGGTTGTAGGCGAGCAGTACGGGGCTATAAACGTGTATTTGGTAACGCTTGACGAGTTGGCAGAGTTTAGCGGCAAACGGTTTTTCAAGGAAACGGGAACAGACCCAAGCACGGGCGCACCCATATACGAAAACATTGATTTGAGCGCATACGTGAACAAAATACGCCGTGTTTACACCAACATAGCGGCAAGCAGCACCGATGTAATACGATGCGGCAACTACAACACGGGCGTATCTTGCCACCAGCCAGCGCAAGACAAAATAACGCTTGATTTCGGCACGGCGGTAGTACCAGCGCACAATGAGGACAACACCGACTACGAAAGCGAAATACAAATCTTTTTGCCGTTTGCAGGCTTTGTTACACTCAATACCGATTACGCAGGCAAAACGATAGCTTTGCAGTACGTTATAAACGTGGTAACGGGCAACGGGGTTGCGCTTTTGTCCTGCAATGGCGTTGTATTTCAAGTTGAGGAAACCGAACCAAGCAGCGAAATAATATATCTTTCACCAAGTACCCAAGTTAAAACCGTGGGCGGCGATGATTGGAACGAAATGTTATATTACGGGTTAGAACCTTACATTTACTGCAAGTGGTACGAGAGCGCAAGCAACGGGCGAAACACCGACCGACAAACGGGCATTTTAGGCGATTTCAGAGGGTTTAACGTGTTCGATGATGTTACACCCATACACACCGCCGAAATGCTGACAGAGGAACAAGAAATGATATATGCGGCTTTGTATGACGGCGTTTATATTGAGTAACTGCAAGGCAGGACAAAAAGAAAGGCGGCAACTTGATTGTTACCGCCTTTTCTTTGTGCCGTGCTGATTGTTATTTGTCCTGCAATGTTTCAACGCCCGTTAAACAGATGTACAAGTTTGTGGGGTAACATTCGCAAAAGGTTTTGAAACTCCCGATAAGTTTTTCAGCCGCTATAAAGTCGTATGCTTGATTTTTGCAAGCACATTCTTTCGCAAACTTGATGCGTGTATCACGGTTGAACACGATTTGATTTTCCAAAATATCAACGCCCGTTTGCAGGCTTTCGGCGATGCTTTCCAAATTGGTACGCATTTCGGGCGAACCAGCCGCCAAAAATTCAACGTGTTTCTTAGTCTGCAATAACATTTCTTGCAATGCGTTCAACACTTTTTGATTTTCTAAAATTAAATCGGTTGTTTTCATTTTGATAAAGTATTTAATTGTTTAACACGCTGCAAAGTTAAGCATTTTATTTTACCTGCAAGCGGTTGGCGTGTTATTTTGTGTTAAATTATTCTTTTAACTTTGTTTAACAGTGTTCCACGTGAAACATTTTATTTCGTGCATCGGTGTGGCAGTGTTCCACGTGAAACAATTTCACGGGCGCACACGCATAACAAAAACCGTGCCAAACTTGTGCAAAAGATGTTAAATGTGAGCCATAGCAAAAACCGTGCCAAAGTGTGCCGCCAAATGTTAAAAACGGTAAAGTGGCGACCCAGCAAAAACCGTGCCACAAAATGTTTGCAAATGTTAAAAATGCGTTGGGAAACGTTAAATAGGGGTCAGTAGCGTAC